TCACCAACTTGTAAGTCAGTAGAAACATCAACTCTTGTACTAGCATTTAAATCAATAATTGCTTCACCATCTATTCTCAGTGTGCCATCAGAAGATTGTTGAACAAAACTTGCAGCATCACCAAATGTAAGTTTGTTTGTACTATTAAGAGTAAGTCCAGTGCCATCTGTGTGTGTAAGTGTTGTATCTGTGTCTGCTCCAAAACCAAGAACAGCACTATCTGATTTTAACGTAACATCATCACTTACGATTAAATCGTCATCCACTGTTAAGTCCACGGCTGCTAAATGTGCAAAAGCGTCTACAACTGCTGCACCAGAACCTGCTCCATCTAAGTAAAGGACTTTTGCAGTGCCAGGTGCTATTGTTACATTCCCACCAGAGCCTTGCGATATAATAATATTTTGTGAACCACTTGTTCCGTTTTCAATAATGTGAACTCTTTTCATTGTATTAGGTGCTATTGTAATAGTACAAGCTGAGTCTAATGTTCCAGTGTATTTAATGAACATCGCTCTACCAGCATCAGAAGAAGCGTCTGCTACTGTAGTTGTATGAGTATCTGCGTTTGTTGTTATACCTTCCGTGCCAAAGCCTAATGCTTCACCTATAAGCTCTAAGTTAGTATTTGTTTTTGTACCCCAGTTACCCGACTGTTCACCAGTCGCCATTTCTTCAAGTCTTAAATTATTTACAAATGTACTAGCCATATTATTTTCCTTTTATTAAGCCGCTGTTTCTACCCAATTAGCTGTTTGGTTTGGAATAATCAAACTGTAGATTATTTCTTCACCAGTAGCACCAGTAGCACTAATTCCTGTTAAAGATACCACACATTCAGGCACTATGGCAAGTGTTCCAATACCCTCTGTTGCAGAAACTCCCGTAGCAGAAACAATTAAAGTTAAATCAATTGTTTCTTCGCCTAACGCAGTTGTGCCAGCTACTGTTGTTGGACTTACTCCTGCTCCTCCAGTCACGACAGTGCCAGTAGCACTCTCTGTGTTAAGTTGTGCTCCCATCAGAACGTGATTGGTGCATTGATAAAATAAGGTTGGAGCACCTATTGGCACTGTTATTTCAGTATAAGCTCCCGCAGTTCCAGCAGTTCCATTCGTAGTTACACCAGAAGTGTACTGTGTTGTTTTATCAGCGTCCTCATAAATGGCTATTGGGTGACCACTATTTGAACTATCTGATTGATCAAACCTATATGTTCTACCCTCTATTAAAGTAAGAACTACATCAGCAGAGGCAGTGCTTCCACCAATTGCATACTTGTTTGTTGAACCTTGATTGTAGTAAGGATGATTAGAAGGGTTGCCACTTACAACAGTTACAATAAAAGTAACTAATGTTGAATCTGTATCAAGACCACCAGTAGCATTAACACCAGTTACAGAAACATTTGCTCCACCACTAACTGCTTCATCACCTAGATTGACAGTGCCAGTAATAGCATCTTCTACAACTTTAGCACCACCTGCTGCTAAAACAGTACCAATACCACCAGTTGCAGAAACACCAGTTGGCACTGGCTCTATCGATGGAAGAGCAATTACTGTACCAAGGGCAGAAGTTCCAGATAATCCAGTTTCAATAACTAATGATCCAGCAGTTGTTCCCTCGTCTCCAAGGGCAGAAGTTCCAGCCACTCCAGTAGGTGTAACTTTAGCACCACCACTTTCAACTGTATTGCCAACTGCACCAGTTCCAGCCACTCCAGTAGGAGAAGTAATTGTTTGACCAGCGGCTTCAAACAATCCAATAGCAGTAGTTGCTTGTACTCCAGTAACGCCAAAGACACCTTGAGGTCTGGTTACCTCATCTCCAAGTTGTCCAGATCCTTGAACACCTGTTGGCAGAACTTTAGCAGTTCCTGTCTCAACTGTATTACCTAACGCTGAAGTGCCTGCTAAACCAGTTTCAATAACTGTAGCTCCAGCAGTCGTGCCTTCATCGCCAAGTGCAGTAGTACCAGCAACACCAGTAACTTCAACGGCTAGAGGAGCATTCCATGCTCCTTCACCCCATGTGCCTCGACCCCAACCAGTAATGTTCGCCATTGGTTAGCCTTTTGTTAGGCTATTCTAATAATAGCGTTTGATGCGTCTGCTGTTGGAAATTGTATTGTAAAAGTCCCTGCGGTAGATGTTTTATTAGATGTAAAATCTAAAACAGCAACTGCTTTGTTACTATCAGAACTATTATAGATTAAAGCACCCATTGCAGTAATTGTTGCAGTGGTAAAACTTAAATCAGAAAAATCTGTGAATGCAGTTGTACCAGAAGTAGTTGGATCTACTCTTGTTAAAGCTAAACCACCAGTTACATAAGTTCCACTTGAAGCAACTTCACCAGTTGTTACAAGTGCAGTTGTTGATGCTCCTAATGTTGCAGTTGTTGATGATTTTCCACCACTGCCCTCTGCAAAAAGTGCTAGTTTAAAAGTGTCTCCACCAGAGTTTTTAAAATTGTGTACACCTTCTAGTAACTCTTTCTTGAAGGAAGTACACATTGCTTGTGCTATAGCCATATTAGAGTCTCCTTATATATTCAGCCATTTCCTTGTGACCACTTGATCGCAAGGCTTGGATAATAGTACCACGCTCTTCCTTTCTTGCCAAGAGAAGATAATGATGAATTATCCCTTTAAGTTGTTCTTTAAATAATTTAGCTTGTTCTTTTAAATGTGAAGGTGCATCTTCTGATACGCTTGCAATTTTTTCTACGGCTAAATCTGCTATCTGTTCATTGCTTAAACCCCCTTGTTCTGAGGTTTTTACAACTACACTTCCTAGTTGTGATACATTCACATTAAACATCTTTTTTCTCCTCGTAAGTTACTCCTGGTATGTCTTCTCTTCCAATAATATTTGGTGTTGCATCTAATGGCTCTGGTGGTTCTAGCTTTGATTTTCTTGTGATTAACATACTGCCATTCGTTGCGGTAGATACAAGTGGGTCATCTAATCTATGATATCCATATAGTTTTTGATCATTTGGTACATTCATATCAAGCAATGATGAATTATGAGCAATGTTGACTTTAACTCCCTTTGATATAGCAATAGCCAACCAAAACTCACAACAAGCTCTACCCGCCTCTGCAAAGTTAACTGCTTTGTGAGTAAAATCTATTCCATATAGATGTAAATCTGTAACTTTTTGCGATATAGCGTATGCAAATGAATAAGATACAGTATTATTAAAATAAGCATATCCAGTTTTTTGAATTACTTCTTGTAATGGAAACTCCACAACATCTGGACATCTTTTATCTAAAGTGCAACTAAAAATAGGAATGTTTATTTTTTGTCTTAACCTATCTGCCATGATGTTCGTTTGTTTACCAGCATTAGGTGTATCAAGAAATCTTGATGGTGGATCCATCATAAAACACTTATCGTGATAAATAACGCCAGACATAGAGTTGATTGCCCAAACTTCATCAAACTTTTCGCTTCTTATTTTTGCTAATATATATTCTGAAAAACTGTTGCCTAAACCAACAATAGCTATACTTTTTTTTGATTTCATTAAGTTTTTGGTTGTCGAACTAATCCATCTCTATAACTATCTGAATAATTTCTACCCTCTGCATAATTTTTTAAACGTGCAAGAGATTCAGCATATCTAGAAGTATATAGTTGGATTAAGTCGTTTTCCCCTTTCATAAACGTATATGCTTCCACTAATGAAGCATACAACAATGCATCTGGTGCATTTGTACTTATCCATGTTGTACCAGAATCATCCGTTGTTAAGGAAGCTGGTCTGTAATAATAATGTAATTCAACAGCAAAACTGCTACTAGGTGTTGGAGCAATTATAAAAGTGTCCACATCAAATTGTGCATAATATATTGGTACACCTGTTGTTGATGGATTTGGTGAATATTCTTGAATAAAATTTACGTCTTTTTGTAAAAGAAAAACATTTTCGCTACTTGAATTTACAAAAGATAAAGAATGTGCAGCGAGATAATCTGATGGTTTCTCCAAGAACTTATTACCACTTGTCATTGTACCTGTAACATTTTTTCTAAAATAATCTAAATCTACAGATTTAAATATTCTTTCGGTGTAGGATTAAAAACTAAAGTATTTAAATCAAATATAGGAATTGTTATTTTTTCATTTATAAATTCTACTCTTGGTTTTGGATTTCTAAGAGCTTGCGGATCTGGTCCGACACGAATAGGATCTAACTGTGGATGTTTTGGCTCGTATTCATCATAACCAACAGTTAATCCATTCCATTCTTTTCTCATGTCTTTTAGTTTATAACGAAAACCAGAACGTTCTGAATATCCAAATGCTCTTTTGTTACTTGCAAATCTTGCCATTAAACTCTCAAATATTTAATATCTGGTGTAAGTTTAAGAGGCACTCTATCTTCGTCCTCATCACTTGCTCTTTGAAACTCTTCTTCATAAACACTTTTTAATATTTGTATTCTATCGGGTGCTTTTTTCATAGATATATAATAAGCAAGTCCTGCAACTAAACAAGGTAAAAATCTAAATGGGATGTCAGTTGTGTTTTGAAGTGTATCTGCATCTTGTATTCTACGCACATAATAATAAACCAAACTATCTGAACTAGAATCTGGTGTTGGCCATAAAATCAAAGAAGGTGTAATCTTTCTATCAAAGTAATATTGACTTGGTCTACCCGTTTGATCTTTGTTAGGTAAATTCAAATAATCTCCTCGAGACATTCTTGATAAGGAGAAGTCTGTGCCACCCCTTCTTATAACAACCTCAAGTAGATCTGTGTAATCTGTTGTAAATTGATATGTAGCTGTGCCAGATGTTAAAGCTTGTGTTGCTTGCTCTACAGTCCATAAGTTCAGTCCTCTATTTGCCCACTCTGAAAACATAATATTAAGTGATCTTCGTGCGGTTCTTGCATCGTACCCTGTTCTCATTTCAAGACCACAACGTTCATAAGCCTCTTCTATGGCTTCA